CGCACCCGAATCCACAAAATTAGTTATTGCTTCAGTTACTTTTGTTAATCCTCTAATAACAGGTAAAACAGCAGGGGCTAATTGATCGCCAAATGCTCTTGATAAATTTTCAGCTTCATTTCCTAAATTTTTAAATACTTGTGTAGGGTCGTTTTCTAACAATGCTTTTAAAGAATCCGCGCCATCAAGCTCAACTTTTTTTAATGCTCTAATAACAACATCACTTGTTAATTTGCCCTCAGATGCAAATTTCTTTAACCCTCCAACTGTTGTTCCTAATTCAGCAGCAATTGGTGCAAGTATCGTTGGAACCTGTTCTGCAATACTTCTAAATTCATCCCCTTGTAAGCGCCCAGAACCTAAAGCCTGCGCAAGTTGCCTAAATGCAGCGGAACTTTCCATAGCTGACGCTCCCGCCAGTTTTGCCGCTGTATTAAAACCAATAAATGTTGTTCTTATATCTTCAACACTTACGCCCAAAGGTTGCAAACGCGCAGTGATATTTGTTATTCCTTCAAGCGCTTCTGTCGCACTTAATCCAAATAATTTTTGCGCTTCTGCCGCCATTTCCTGAGATTTCGCAAAAGTTCCTGATGCTTTAGTTAATAATCCAAGTCTGACATTTAATTTTTCAAAATTTGCTGATGTTAATATCGCCTGTCTTCCTAAAGCTGTGACCCCAACACCAAGGATTGCACTTTTAAGGCCACCAAATGCTCTTTGAAGCCCTGTTGATTGCTGTTGAACACCTTTTAATGCTCTTGAAGCCTGCGAAGCATCAACTGTAAGTTTTACATTAGCCTGTGCCACAAATCAACAAAACCTTTTCTTATATATTACCTTCTATTTGCTCTTTGGCGATTTAATTCTCTTTTTTCTCTTTCATTCTTAACTTCATAATATGCAGCCCAATATATCAGTTCTTCTTCTGTAATCAAAGAACGTAATTCCTGAATTGTTTTACCTAGTTCTGTTGCGAGAAAAAATTCAAAATTAATCCAATTATCCCGCGATATTATTTTTTTGCTGTATCAACATTCAATTGAATATCGAACATAAATAATTCAATTTCGTTTAATACACTTTCTGGTAGTTCTCTTTGAAGATTCGGCGCGTCTGCGGGTGCAAATGCTTTTGACCCATCTTCTAATTCTGCATTCTTACAAAGAAGATATGTTGATATTGTCAAAGCATCATCTGTATTTGCCGCTGATTGAGCGCGAACTCGATCATCCCTTGTTAAAGGCTTAAAATATAAATCGACAATTTTTTCTCCGTTTTTATTTTTAAATTCGTATTTTCTTCTGGCTGTCATCTGATCTTTATAAGATTCAGTTAACAGATCAATCGTTCTTTTGTTTGGCATTGGTTAATTAGTTGACTAATAAACTCAATGTATCAGATAGCGCTAGTTATTGCACCAGTTGTAATGAAGCTGACATTTATAACCTGAACTTCGCCAAGTGTCGCGCCATATTCTGCCGAAGTAATAATTCCCGCAAAACTAATTTTTTTGGCTGAAGTATTTGAATCAGGGAAAAGTTCAAACAAAGCATCGCCCGCATCGCCTGTTACTAAAACATCATCAATGAAGGCTTGATAATCTGAGTTTCCAGAAGGGTCATAAATAAGTTCTGCGGAACCTTCGCCAGAAATCAATCCGCCAATAAATGTTTTTGAAGTGTCGCCATTTACTGTTGTTTCCATTGTGTCCTTAGTGATAGATAAAGACCAACTTCTAACGCCTGAAATGTCGGCTTCAGTACCGCCAGCATTTTCAAACATTATTTTGCCAACATCGCCCTTAATCGCAGCCATAACAAAAAAAAGAATTATTTATAAATATATTAACTCTTATCTGACTTTTTTACATCTTTTTTTAATTTTTCTTGCTTTTCCATATATCGCCTGCAACGTCCGTCCCAATATGCAGGGTCACGGCGTCCTTTGACAGCTTCGATTGCGTCAAGCATTTCTTCTGTAATAACTAATTTTGGCATAATTAAAGTTCCTCAAAAATTTCAAAGGTCATTCGCAGTTGCGTTTGAAATTGACCTTCAGGATTTGGATTGTCTACGACCTCCGGCCCGATTGGGCTGTCGAAGATCACACTAGAAACTGTAATTCGATTGTATAAATCTCGCAACCTTTTGCCGATTGTGTAGTTGTCGCCTGAACCTATTCCCTGCGGTGTAAAAATATTAAAAACAACAATTCCATTTACGCGATTCTGTCCGCTTGCATTTCCAAGCGTAAGATAATTACTTTCGCCGAATGTTGTAAGGCATTGAACAAAGGTTGTTACGGCGCTACTATCAAACGACATATTATGAAAAACAACAGGAATTGCGGGGCTACTAGCAAGTTCTGTCGCAACTCTGGCTTCAATTGTTGCTCTTACTGTGTTTAAATCAATAGCGGCCATTATTTACCCCTTATTTGTTTGTAAAGGTCTTGAATTTCGTTTGCAAGCTCTTTTGCCAATAGATCAAGATGTTTTGCTTTCAAACCCTGTTTGCTCCTATATGTACCACCCCAAGACGGCGGCAAACTTGTTCCAAACATAACAGGTTCAGCATATGGAACATTATTATGAATATGATATTTTTTTCTAAAATTTTCTTTTCCTAGTTGATAATTTAAAGGCTTTGGCGGTCTTATTACAGTTCCTTTACCAGAAGCGCCATATTTGCCTTCTGGGGCGGGCGTGCCGCTTTCTGCGTTTTCTCCTATCTGCCAAGAAACAGCAAGCCTTCCAGAATCTACAGGCGAGCCTTCTTTGACAATACGATCTCCCGTTAATACAGCAACCGACAACAAAGTATTGATTTGTTCTTCTGAATAGTCGCCAATCTGATCGACTCGAATTTTTCTCATGTTCTTAAATAAAGGGTGTAAGAAATATCGGTTCCGCCTGATGTTTTAGTAAGGACGCGAATAATATTATGTACAATGCTTGAAATAAGAACTTTATCTTTTGTCGTAGGTTTTGTCGAAACATCCCCCGCAGATATTGTAATTTTTTTATCTTCTGCCTGAATAAGTTCATTTACTTCGCGCATATTTACATCTTCAAAAACAGCTTTGACAGTTGCATCGCTGTTCGATTCTGATATAACGCCTGTTGTTGTATTGTAAGAACCCGCAGTAATAGTTCTTATAGTTACATCTTGTCCAAAGCCTTTAATTGAAGCAACATTTTTTATTGCTTTCTGGACGGCGCTCGCGAAGTTTGGCATTAGACCTTATAAGCTATGCAAGCGCCACTTGATAAAGTGATACTCGTGAATAATCCATAGATAGTTTGACCCGCAAGAAAAGTTTCAGAATCAATTGAATTTCCTGAATAATTATGCGATGCCGTGTTGACTTGTGTATCTTCTTTAAAAAAAATACTCTTAAACCTGCCTGTATGTGCGGCTGTGTCTGTGATTAGCTCCCCGCCTAATGCGTAATCTGGGTCTGCGTTGTACATGAGAAATTAACTCCTTTTGATTGAAATGTTACCCGGCCC